AAAGCCTGTCCAATCGAATTCTATATTACAGTAATATAACCCCACAATCTTAAAGCGTTGGTTTTGCTGCGCCTTAACGATATCCTGAACGTTATCCATAGTGATACCGAATTGATACACGTTGTTTGGACGGCCCGGATTGTTGATTATAAAGAACATAGCATCTGCGGTTTCGATATTACGTTTTACACTAGCAATATCCGCACCGATAAAATCAGCCCATGTGAACCAGTCTTTCCTATAGATTAAATCAGGTCTTGACGGAATGTCTGCTGGCTTTCTAGACGATTTAGCATATTCAATATATTCCGATTTAGTTGTCAGCCCTAACTGCTGTATAAATGCTCGGGCCTCCTTAAAGGACCTGAAGTGTTGCTTCACGCATGGAAATGGATTATTCGATCCCAAGAAATCATTCCAACCTTCCCACTCGTGCTTATATGCCCGATCTGGACGCTTTGGTATTCTTGCTGGAGTGTTGAGAGCCCACCACCGCTTAAACTGCACAACCGAAGAAATTTGTTCATTTCTTATGAGTTCGCGAGCTTCTCTAAATTCCAGATTTACGCGAGGTCTTCCTCTTTTTGTGGTGCTCTTTTTTTCAGACACTATTCAAACCTTTATAAATAATCATATGGAGCCAGCGATGGAAAAAAACAAAGAAACTTTAGAAGCAACAAAAGAGCGAGTTGAGCAAGAGCTTGAAAACCTAAAACTCGAACGCGAAAAATTTAAGTTCGAAGATGAAAAACGCGACAATGCAACAAACAATAAAATTGCTTTTGGTGCTATCATTAATGCGTATCGCATAATTCCCCGTTTATTCTTGACAATATATGGTGTCTTAGTATATAAACTATATACATGGTATACATCTATTGAGACAACAGTCACCCAAGTTTGTGACCAATCTTTAATCGAATTATATCTTGCTACCGGAATAGACCCTGAACAAGTTCACCAGCTTGCATGTTCAATTGGTGATGTTATCGGTGGGCCTACCACGGCACAGACAACCTTTGTTACAACTGTTATTGGATTGGCCACACCGCTATTTGCGTTCTACGCAAATACTGGTGGTAAGCAGAGCGAATAATCAGGATACTGTGAGCATTGGGACGAATGCTTCTACCCTTTCAATGATATTTGGTAGTTCATTTACCTGACAGAATTTAAGAAACTTGCGATGATTATATTTCGCACGATTCTTTTTAGCACATAATACTTCTTTGACCATCTCTTTTTTAATGACGTTGGGTTGTGCGGCCAAATCCATTAAGACGATATTTTCCTTGAACAACGCACCCGTATGATACTCTACACCGGCGTACTCATCTTTAGACACTTCCTCATGCTGGATAAACGTGTGGTTCATGATGTTTTCACGCTCATACTGATCGGTGTACGCCTTGAACAGCTTAATCTTTCTAAGGCGGGGATAAGCGTTCTGTACGTTATCCCCAGAATCACCGCGAACACATTTTTCAAAAAGAAATAGACCAGCATCATCATCCCACTCTTTGAGAGTTCGATCTTCATCTGTTGCAGGATTTATGAGTCGAGTGCCTTCATATTTCAATAGTTGAATCATATCCTTATCGCCACTAATGATGATGTTTTGATCATCACGGTGCATTTGGACGTATGCTGCCATTAAATCATCACCTTCGAGAAGGTTACGCCTCAAAGTTAATACAGCTGTTCTATGCAATAATAGTTCGTAAAGCTCATCAATGTGATCATCCAGTAGTTTGAATAACCGCACCTCTTTCGGAGTTTGATTTGCTCTGCGTGTTCCTTTATACTTTTTGTTTGTCACACACTTTGATAAATCTTTCGTATACTCTTTACGCCACGAATGTGAGTCAAACGTCATAATAATGTCGTCCGGGTTGAACATATTGTAATATTTGTTCATTGTAGTCAGTGCTGAATGTATACACAGCCCAATCACTACATCATCCGGTTCACCGCTCCGATTATTTGCGTGGAACGTTCGGTGCAGAAGATTGTTCCCATCCAGAATCAAGTTCGTCTTCATCGTCATCATCTACTCCAAATAGTTCATCATAACTCATTGATGGCATTTCGTTGTCTGAAACACCGTTCATTAGATAATCTTCAGCCTTGGCTTCTTCACTAATATCATAGTTCAGATGAGCCAACCACAGTCTAATTGTCTCTTCGTCATTTGAAGCTTTGATACCTGCTTTTTTCAGATAGCGAATGAATGATTTATTGTAGTCTAGTTTAACTTCGATTCCATTTTCAGCGGTGAACCCGATACTGAGTACATTCACAAACGGCTCCGGGCTATCTGTCATCTCTTGTCCAAGTTCTGACAAGTTCTTCTTCGCGTAATCAATTCTCTTCTTATGGTCAGCTTTTGCTTTATTTTTATCTTCTTCGTCTTGCTTTTTGGATTCCTCTACAATGCTTTTTGCTTCTGCATGGAGCATCTTGCGAAAATCTTCCGTCTTTGCAAACTCGTGGAACTCGCGCTCCTTTCGGGTTTCCTCCGATTCCGTTAATTTTTCCCACCAATTCCAAGCCATGTGTTATACCTCCGGCATTACATAGATTTCCATATCACCAATTTCGATATAAACTATGTTGCTTTTTAGTATATTTAGTGTGAATTTTCCCGATTGAATCGCTAGTCGGAAAATTGGTAGCATCTTCTTTAGGTTGATAGTAAGAGACATATCTTCTATGTCTCCACTACTATCGAGGGTTGTCTGAACATCACAATTAAGAATATCGCCAGTATCATCTGAAAAACGCAGACGTACTCCGTTATCGCTACTCTGTATGGTCATGTTTTTACTGCGCATGGCTGAAGCACTCTTTGTCATGAGCGTATAGTCGTCTTCGGTTAACTCAAACTGAAAGACTGGTGTCTTATTGATCTTCAAAGAAGGTACGTCTTTGATTGCCTTTGCCAAAGCGCATCTGAATTCGAAGTTGATCCTACCACAATCGAACTTCAATTTTTCGATCACATCCGGGTTCGACTTGCGAGGTACGGCCTCGACTTCTACTTCGGACTCGCTGATGAGTTTCATCTTTTGTTTTAGGCTCGGTAGCCTTGATATTCCGATGTTCTTGAACTCAAAATCATAGGGTCCTCTCGCCAATACCATTACACCTTGGTCGTCATTGTAACCACGGATGGCATTCTCATCTAAAATGAGTCCATCAATACCCAAGATACATCCAAGATTGGTGGCATTCAGTATCAAATTAACCGTTGCGTTGTCTAGTTTCATAGAAATAATTCATCCTCAAATATTAGTTTTTTCTTCGTAGGTACCTTGATGCCAGCGGCAGATACCATAATCTCCATTGGCTTGTCTACCAGTCGTATTATCTGTGCATCCCGATCAATTAGTGGAGTGAAATGATCGGTAAACCAATCAGGGATCACGGTTATATCTTTCGGTACAGCAATGCTCTTAAACCCGTCAATGGGACGTGTAAGATAGTAGACATTAATCTTGCTACCAGATATGATTCGGGGTGAATCTTTATCCTTATAGCTCTTTAGACAAGTGTTCCACAGGATAGAAGCGGATACGTGTCCGGGGACTCTCAATCCGGGTTCCTTTTCTTTGAATTTTCCAGTGTAATATTCAACCTTGTTAACGCCTTTGGGTAGTCCAAACATGTGAACGTCTTCAAGGTTCTTTAGTTCTTCCTTGAACGCCACAACTTCTCGACCAATAATATCCCAGTCTTCACCCCTCAACAGCCGTTCAATGAAAGAACTCAGTTTTTTCTTGATTGGCTTAGGGAGTGTCGTCTTTTTGATCGGCACGCCCATATTCTTCATCTCATCGACTTCCTTCCCATCATCGGAGACAAGATGGAGGATATAATACTTCTTCTTGATGAAGATTCCTCTGTCAGTAATAATTTCCTGCTCGGCCTTCATGAGTTGACAATGCGGCGTATCACAGTTGAATGTGGCATTCATAAACTTTGGGTAAGATGCATTTACTTCGTCACATAGGTGATTCGCAACCTCAAGGGCATCTTTCCTATTGTCTTTGTAGGTCTTGAAGTACACGGAGTCGGTGTCGCCATATATGATAGAATCGTTTTCTACTTCATATTCGCCCGTCAAAACTTCAGATACCTTACTTGCCATATGTATTAGAATCTCCTGACCAGATAGTGTGGTCGATTCCGCTAATCGCACGTCATAGAATTTGAAGTACTTACTACCACATGCACCATACATAGAGTTCAACTGAATTTTTTTGATATACTGCAAGCGGTCGTAGTATTCATATACTTCACTATCACCGACGGTACGAGCATCATTCATCAGCTTCTTATATTTCTTACGCTCAGAAAACCATGTTGTAAGAATAGCTGGAATTACCCCATCTACATCTTGCCTGTACACGGTACCGCCCGCACTTACCGCCCAATTCTGTTCTATTAACAGTTTTTTAAATTTAGAAGCAGTAGACCTTACGGTATTCCCAGAATCTTCGCCTATAAATGTTAGCTTAGTAGTATTCGACGGTATGCCACGTAGCACTTCGAAAGCGTGCTGCCCTTCCGCAAACTGTCCTACAATTGTTTCTGGACTAATATTTAATGAACGCATCGTTGATGGATATAGTGAGGCCAAGTCAAGCGAAGCAACCCATTCATGCATACCAATTTTTGGAGGAATAACAAGTCCACCATGGTACTTTTGTGCTCTATCTTCATGTTCCTTAGAGTTAGGGACTTGCACCCCCAAATCATAATGGCAATAGTTGATGATAGACATTTCTGCAACCTTGATGGTGCCTAGTACGTCTTCAATCTTACTGGTTGCCATGTGGGACATTTGAATAGCGAGTTTTATATACTTCTTCTTTTCCTCAAGACCCTTAAGAATTACCGTGTCTCGAATGTTGTATCGTATAAAGTGTTCGAAATTATCACGATACAACGTATACAACGATCCTTCATATTCCAACTTCGGCAAATGTGGAAGTTCTTCTTCCGCAACATTTTCCAATGCATAGCTCGACTTCTCACTGGGCTCGAACTTTTTATACACGTCCAAATAATCGAGAGAAACACGTCCCTGAAGCATCAACTTCTTCTGGGTATTACCATATCGCTCAACTTCACGATAATGTGGCTCTCGGTTATTAAAGCATAACTTATTTCCGGCGTTCTTGTACATGACGCGGTTTGCACGCTCATAGACGTAAGGCACATCGAAGAAATCCGAGTTCCACCCACTGATAACATCACTATCTTCGATTTCGAGGAAGAAAAACTCTAGCAGAGATTTCTCGTCCTTGCATATAATTACTTCGGCATCATCTGTGATATCTGTAGGCAGATCATCATGCGAATACCCCGGACGTGTGTCCGGTGCTACTGCAAGGACAACAGTTCTTCCAGAATGCACATGGTATAGAGCAACCGAGTTAATTGGAGCGTATGGGTTGTCTATTGTAGCGTAACCAATGTCACGGTTATAGTCGTTCTCAATATCGAAGAAGGTGACGTTCAGATTGCCGATATCAGCCCCATAGAACTCCTGTGAGAGCACTTTGTACTCTGGAGATATGTCTGACTCATACATGTTATAACCCTTCTCTACGAGCTTCTTGCGCGCAGAGAAAAAGTCTTTAGATGCGGAAAAATCATGACGAACAAGTTGGTTCCCAAATAGGTCTTTATAGGTTCCTTCGTCATCTTCCACGTAGTAGAAGTACGGGGCTTCGAATCTATTTGTGACTCGCTCCCCGTCTTCGTTCCGTGACCAGACAATCACATCATTTTTGCTGTCGGCTAGTGCTGTAGAAATATATGTCATACGTTAAAACCCCTCGTGTGTTGTGGAGGGGTATTTAGTATCCTCCCGACGCATCGTCCTCTAATGTATTATCATCAGGCAAACCTGCATCGCCCAAAACAGTCTCTCGGACTAATTCAAAGACACTGTTTTCGGTTGTCATTTCTACATAAGCGTCGTCGTCAAGGGCTTTGACCAGCTTATTGATGAGGGAAGTCGGCATTTCAAAACCGTCTTTGAGGTCTTGCTTGATTTCTTTGATTGCTTCTTGGCGATCCTTGATCATCTGCTGTTGTGCAGAGATTTCCGTGATCTTATTTCGGATGGACTGAATGTCGTCCGGGTTGGTAGATAGCTGAAATTCACTTAAGTCGCTCATATGATCTCCTTGTTGTTATTATTCTCTTATCAGAGAGCGTGGCATAGTATGCCACTATTCACAGGAGATTTCAAGTAATACTATTCACCAAACCACTCTTTATAACCACCGGGGAAGTCATCCATGTTATAAGCGAATTCTTTTTTGGCTATTATCTGGAATCTTATCAGGTTGAGGTCGCCTAGCTCTACTGGAGCTATTGCATTTATGAAATTAGAACGAGACGGGAATATTACAGCAGTGCCTCGTTGTGGGTTAAAGCCAAACCCATGTGATGGGAACTCTAGTTTGCCGCCACGAACTTCGAAGTCGGAATCAAAATCTAGGCCAGTGTTGGCATCGTTTAAGAATACAACTACGGTAAAGTCATAATCTTTGATTTTTTGCCAACTTGACCCATGGCCCCGCTTTTTATTAAGCTTATATGCTTCTGACGTAGCCTTTGATCCTGAGAACCCCGTAGGGTACCATTCAAACACGAAGGGAGTCAATGCTTTTGTTTCAAATCCAAAATGCTTTTCCGCGTTCGGCAATAGCTCTCTGAATATTGGAGCAACTCGCATCTCAGAAAGCCTGTTACCCTTATAGGTAACCGTGGGGTCGCCCTTTTGGTCTGTGTTTGGAATCGTATGCTTCAGGCGTGATATCATATCTTCACATTGAAGCGGGGAAACCAATTCTCTTGCAACGAGAAAAGGTGATTTATTCATACCTACTCCTAGAATTTATAGCTACAAGGGTATGTATAATTCTGCACATTAAATGTTACTTGCTTAAAACTAAATATGGTGCTACGCTAGTTTTAAGTAATGTGAATGGTACGTTTGTACGCTGTTTACCCTCAACAACTATATCCAAATGAACGGTTGCCTTATTATCCATTTCACACATATTCATAAACGTAGTAGTTTCACCAATTTGCAGACGGCCAGTGCCGCATGCATTTTCGATAGCTTCGTAGTCGTTGACATAGAAAATATTCTCATCTACAGTTTCCGACGTAACAAGATCGAATTCTTCAGATTCAACAAAAGATTCTACTATGATTTTGGTTGCCGCGTCGCTAACCTTGACCATGCTTTCGGCCACTGTGTCGTCTTTCTTAGGCGGGCACTGGCATTTGCTCTTACCCTCACATGCACACGGCTTTTTAGCACTCTCCTTAAAGATTAGGGTGCTTTTATCTAGGTCGATAGTGTTCATGAACTCCAAAAGCTCTTGGCCATTTTTGAAATACATTACTTATCGCCCCCCATAGCTTTGTTCAATCGGACTAGACGCTTAGAAGCTGTCTTACGCTTAGTGAACTGTGTCTTACGTACACGCTGCCCCTTTTTCATACGAGATGCTTTCTTTCCACGACGCACAGCCATTGGGTCCTTGCGAATGCCACATTTTTCAGGCGAAGTAACAATTCTACCGGCTTTCTGTCCAGTCGTACAACGGTACTGGCGCTTAAGCGTGTCTTGCCCACTATAGCGGCGGAACTGTCGCTCCACCTTCTCAAGCATAGTACGATATTCATCGAATGGTATTTCTTTGCTCATCTCGTCAATGATTTGATTTGCAACTAATCTCGCTTGGGGTGATAATTTTTCACCAGAAAGCATTTCGCGAAGTTCATTAATTTCGTCTAGCATATCGACCATCTTATCATATGCCGTGTTTGCTTCGTTGATAAGTCGCTCATCGCCTTCAGTTAATTTTTGCTCGAACTCTAGAAGTGATTCGTCTAGAATATTAAATAGTCGTGTCATTGTGGACCCCTTGGTTGACGTGCGCTACGATCTTGATTTTGATCTTGATTTTGATCTTGATTCGGGTCTTGATTCGGGTCTTGCTCTTGCTCCCGATCTTTCATTTGTTGTTCTCGCTCATGTCGCTTTTTATCCATAGCGGCACGCATTTCAATTTGATTAATTCTCAACGCTTGCTGCTTACGACGCTGAATGAAAGCTTCGTCTTCTGGACTTGCGTCGTTATCAGCTTTCATTGTCTGCTGAATATTCATACGGTCACGCTGCACAGACATACGGTTGGCGTTTGGGTCAAGAGCTTCTCTAAAAAGCGGAGAAAAACCTTCGTTGCGTCTTTTCTTAATGTTGTATTTTGCAAGCTCGGCCATTTTCTTAGCCTTTTTTTCGCGCTCTTTCTCGGCATCTAGTTCTGCTTCTGCAGCAACCATTTCTTCTTGCTGTGACATTTCTTTTTGTGAAGAGGATAGTGCCAGTTCGGCCTGTTTTGCTTTGGCCTTTTCAGCTTCTGCGTTTGCTTGGGCAATATCGCGCTCTGCCTGTGATTTTAACATTCCAAGGATAGACTTCAGTAGAGATTCCTCACTTTCTTCACCGTCTTCGAAATCAACACCAAGGTCACTATCCTCGTCGTCACCTTCGCCATCAAAGTCTAGACCATCACCTTCTTCGTCACCAATATCCCCTCCATCACCATTAAAGTCGGCATCATCGCCTTCTTCGCCATCAAAGTCGGCATCATCGCCTTCTTCACCATCGGGCAGGTCTTCTGTAATCTCGGACGCATTGTATATTGCGTCTTTAGGAATCTGGGGGAACTCTGCATTGATGATGGTGAACTGATCCTTTAACTCATATAGGAGTTCGGCCAGAGTTTTGTCTTCACCATGTCCAGTCTTCTTGAAGTCCATAACGTCTGCCAATGATTGTGCAACATGGCGTTCGAACTCTTCACCCTGATCGATAGGAACGGTGACTTTCATCAGCGAACCTTCGTCATCTTCAATACCATAGGTTATAACATCAGTCTCTTTATGGTAGCTCTCGATTTCACCCTGCATTTGCATAGATTTCATACGAGAGGTAGCATCGTCTAGTTGATATGGGAAACCTGCGGTTTCTACTATTCTGTGAATAGACCCTTCCATTTTGAAAGGATGAAACTTATTACGGTTGTTCATACGACCGTAAAATTTCTTCATAAAGTCCACAAGCGACATACGAGTCTGCATGCCACCTAGACGGTTGCTCGGTACGGTGGCAATAGAACCGGCTCCGGTGCTGCCCCCTGCCGCTGTTTCAGCAATCTTGCGCATTGATATTCCTCAATCCTTTCTTATATTTAGCGTTTTGAACCCAACTTGATGACTATTTGAACTGATCGTTCTCGGTTATAACTCGAAAAATCATCCCGTTGTGTTGACACCATTTACGTGCAGCTTCCCATTTAAGCATGTTTTTTTGGTAAGTAGCGTTTTCCATCATCTTTGTCTTTGGGTTTCTTGCTTGTGATGGGCGTGTTTCTCTCTTAGGCTTTATTTCAATAAGTTCTTGACATATATTGCCTGATGTATTCTTATATTTCATATAAAGATCAGGATAATACTTGGCCGGTCTTACCCCACCACTTTCGGTAGGCATCGCATATGGTATAATGATTTCTTCGGACGACCATTCCAATACGTTGGGGTTGTTGTCACAAAACTTAAATGCTTCAAACTCCCAAGAAGAACGATAGAAGACATTTTTTACGTCTCCCTTATACTTCTGGGGGTTCTTTACTTCATAGTAACTCTGTCGCCAATTATTGTTCTTGTACATATTAGAATAGTATAGGTGGCAAATTATCAACTACCGGTTTTGGCAGTTGAATGTTTGGCAGATTTCCAGTTATTGGTGGGACAATTAGGCCAGCCGTTTCTAACACCGAAATATCTGGAAGAGTATCCAAACGTTTTACTCGTCGTATGAGCCTCTGGATATCTACAATTTTAGCCCTTACGTCATTTAGTGTGAACTTATTATCATCTGGAAATACCGGCTGCGTTTCAGCTTCTGGTCGTGTAGACATTGGTGAATTGATATAAACTGAATCATAATTGAACGTTGACATTATAGTACTAGCGTCAGATGTTGCCATATCCAACTCATCGAAGGTCATGTTAATTATCTTGGGGTTTAGGAATTGATATTCCACATAGCTGATATTTTCAGGGTCGAGTGTGTTACCTGTTGAGTTTTCTATTGAAGTTTTGCCCACCTGAAAAGCATCCACTTCTGGCGGACCTTCAATTCTTTTTTCCGTCTGACTAAAGAACCAATGGCGAATAGTTATATTTTCCAAAAGTCCATACTGGCCACCATTTTGGTTAGGAAGTGGTCCAAGTGATCCAGTACCACCCTCTAGAACTGTGCCCGGATCAATATTGAAATCTTTGTTTCTTGAAGGCATAGATTCATTTGCCAACATACTCGCTCGGCCGGCATTGGCGTTTGCAATGGGGCTGATCATCTTTAAATAAACTTCAAATAAATCATGTGCATTATTTTGCACATCATCATAGAACGTAAGTTGCATAGTACCATAATCAACTTTGGTTGCAACCTTGGTTCTATAATTATAGAAATTTACATCTTGGTACATTATGGTTGGATTGGGACGAGAGGCTTGCTTTAGTGCAAACGTAACCTCATCAAACATAGTACCACCGTCACGTTTCCCACCGACACCGCCAATAAACGTTGGATTTCTGAATTTAAAAGTAACTGTAAAGTTAAACTTTAACTTAGGCCGTGCAATAGTTGAAAATTTATCTATAACACCCTGCTCAGTGTTAGCTATCCCCGCACGGTATGATAAGTTTTTAAATGAACCTTTAGCCATGTTAACCTCTGCTGTTTGTAGTATTTATAACAAAAGGGGGGCTCGCAAACACGAGCCCCCCCCTTTACCAACAGAGCCAAGGCACCACCCGTGGCTCTCACCTTAAGATTATAGGATGAAACCGCTTCCCGTAGAACCAGCACCACCGGTAGCCTTACCTGATACACCGTCTGGATTGACGTTCTGTCGAGCGTGGTCATAACGGAATGCAACGGTGACCTTGATAGATTCAGATGCAGCGTAGTCTACGCCGTCGAAGTCTGCGTTCTGAATGAATACACCTTCTAGAACCCAAGTTTCCACGACCCGCGTGTTACCGTCAAGTAGGTCCATTTTAACCGCAAACTTATAATCCTGCCCTGCTGCTGCGGACGGCAGACGTGGTGCTGCGTTTAGACCAATGATATTCTGTTGTAGCTCTAGTTGTTCCTGAATAGCAGATGTAACACCGCCATTTAGATCGTCTTCAAATGTCACGTTCAAAACTTCGAAGGAGTGCTTACCAGCAACATATGCTTTTGAGTTGTAACGATCAAGTACAACTTCTTCAAATTGCAATTTTGGTCGATCTGCACTAATCGCGTTCAGACGCAGGGGTTCGGAGTCACCCGCCATATTCTGGAAGGTGATTGCCCACTTGTGCTTTAATCTCGGTTGAGCGATGCCGCCACCGTCAACACCCAAGTCAGTAATCAATGCCATTGGTAATTCTCCATAAAGGTTACTACAAGTATTTATACAACATGTACTTATTTTTTATGTGTTTTTTAACCGCCCAACAAATAAATATATGTACATAATGGAGTCCACGATGCTTAAGTTCAAAACTTTTATTACAGAGATGGTTCTTCGAGAA